TGGTACGGAAACTTTATTATTTAGAACAATTGGAGAAGTTGCAGAAAGATATGGATATCATAGAAGTACAATACAAGCATATATAAATAATAAAAGACAACATAAGTTCTTAAAATTTAAGTATGCTAAATGGAATTAACCTTTAAATCAGAATAAATGAGAATAATTATTGACAACAGAGATTTTGATAGCACTCAAAGACCATTAGTGACTATTGATACACACACTTGTACTTATCCTTATGCAATAAGAAATGCTATTGAATTGGCATTAAAACTTGATGGATATGATGAAGCAACTATTAAAGAAGTATTTGGTATTATGCCTGATATTTGTTGTGAAAAAAAACCCTTTAAATCAGAATAGAATGTTTGCTGGTGTTAACAGAGATGCTTTTTATTTAGTACAAAGTACTTGGCTTGCGGTCTGTAGGAACTGCCATGATTGGATTCATGCTCATCCAAAAGAATCAAGAGCATTTGGTTACTTAAAATAATTTAAAATTTATGATTATGAATATGATTGGAAAAGAACTAAAAGTAAACACAACTACAGATTATTCAAAGTTTGCTGTACTACCCATGAACAGAGGTATTGATAGTAAACATGTACAAAAAATGATTGCTAGTATCCGTAAAATGGGAGTACTAAGATGTGTTATCACAACAACCACTAATATAATAGAGGGTGAAAATAAAAGATACATTATTGATGGTCAGCATCTTGCTACTGCATTAGAGAGGGAGGAAATGCCTATTCCTTTTATTGATATTAATGTAGAATCAGAAGAAGACCTAATAATGAAGATGGCTTATCTAAATAATTCATCTAAATCTTGGGACTTAATGAATTATATTAATTCATGGAAGATGATCCGGCCAGATTACATGAAGTTATTCAAGTGGAAGAACATGTATGACATAGAAATAACTATGTTAGCTGCAATTGGTATTAATAATGCTAGTATTAAATATAGTACTCAAAGCATTAAAACAGGTGATTTTAGAATTACTAATCCAAATGCAGAAGATATGTGTAAAGCATTTAATGATATCTTCTTAAAGATTGGTATGTCTGAGCGGTCAGTAAAGTTTCAGTTTCTCACAGCATTCTTACAAGCTTATGGTAATTATAACCATGAGAGGGTAATTGCTAATCTTGATAAACATCTTAAAACTGTAAAGCTTATGATGAATGGAGATGAAACTGCTACTTATATCAGACGTAAAATATTTAATTTACCAAAATAATGGAAAGACAGGAAATACAAGATGAAGCTCTAAAAGCAACTGAGGGAAAGCAAAGGTGCACCATAGTACTTGGTACAAATTATTAACTTTTAAATTAAAATAAATGAAACTATCAGAAATTACAAGTCAATCAAGAAGGGATTTTTGGGGAACTTATGAATGTGAATTTTGTAACCATGTAGAAAAGAATGTGTCGGGATATGATGACCATTATTTTCATGCAAATGTTACACCCCAGATGAAATGTAAAAGTTGTGGAGAATCCACCCTATCTAAAGGTGGTGAAGTCCAACAGGTCCAAACAAAGTATCCAGAGGGATTTCAGATTTAACTAACAGTCCAGGTGCTCACATTTATTAGGGACTAGATTCTTGTAAAATTAATTTATTATTTGTATCTTTATAATATGAATATAGATAAAGGCTTTGGATACAAAAAATCTGGTATTTATTGTATCAAAAACATTACAAGTAATAAATTTTATATTGGAAGCAGCACTCATATTTATTATAGACTTAGGAGGCATAAATCTGACTTAATAAGACAGAAGCATGCAAATCCTATTCTGCAAAATGCATATAATAAATATGGTGCTGATTCTTTTATAGTTTCAATAATTGAAGAATGTTCTGAAGATACAATTCTACAAAGAGAACAGTATTATATTAATACATTAATCCCAGCTTATAATATTACAAAAGAAGTAATTAATAATAGGCCTTCTCCTGAGTCTAGATTAAAAATATCTAATACCATGAAAGCTAAGGCTAAAGCAGGTATTAGAGTAAATTGCATGAATGAAGCTAAGAGAAAACAAATTGACTTATATGACTTTAATTGTAATTTTATAAAAAGATTTGAATCTTATAATGATGCTGGTAGATACCTTAAGGAATTGTATCCAAAATTAACTCCAGATAGTATTTCTAGTATTATTAAAAGTCGTAGAGGAAGATATAAGGATTACTATCTTATAAAACCTGGATTTAATTGTGACAATAGTGATCCAAGAAATGAGTTTGTAAATATTAGACTAACCAATACTATTACAAATACAGAACAAACATTTAAGAGTTTAAAATCTATTATAGAATACCTAGGATGCTCAAAGTCTGCAATCTACCAATCAATTAGAAAGAACAGACTTTTGTTGAAAAAATATAAAATTAAAAAACTATGAATCGTGAAGATATTCAGAAAGATGCTTTAGAAGCATCAGAGGGCAAGAGAGCCTGTACATTAGTTCTTGCTACAGGTGTAGGCAAAACTCTTGTTGGTCTGAAGCACATGGCAAAATATTACTCTCCATTGCAAAGTATTCTGATTGTTGCTCCTAAACTTTCTATCATAAGCTCATGGAGATATGAAGCTGAGAAATTTGGATTAAGTAAAGTGCTTGAGGGTGCTACTTTTTCTACTTATCTGAGCTTAAATAAACATAATCCTAATGATTATGATGCAGTTTATTTTGATGAAGTCCACAGTTTATTAGATAGTCACAGATCTTTTCTTAATAGTTATGCGGGTAGAGTACTGGGTTTAACCGGTACTCCACCCAAGCATAAGAACTCTGAGAAAGGTAGATTAGTATCAGAATATTGTCCAGTTGTCTACACTTTTAAGGCAGATGATGCAATAGAAAATGGTATTATTAATGACTATCAAATAATTGTGCATGAAATTAATCTTGACACTGCCAAGAACTATAAAGTATCAACACAGAAAGGAAGTTTTATGACATCTGAGTTGCAAAATTATGGTTACTGGGGTACAAGGATTGATACAGGATCAGGGCAACCTCATATACTTAGAGTAATGAGAATGAAAGCTATGATGGAGTATCCAAGCAAAGAAAGATATGCAAAAGCTCTGTTATCTAGTATAACAAGCAAGTGCATTGTATTTGCTAATACTCAAGAGCAAGCTGATAGAATGTGTACGCATAGCTATCATAGTAACAATCAAGATTCTGAAGAGAATCTACTTGATTTTAAAAGTGGTAAGATAAATAAACTTTCATGTGTATTGCAATTAAATGAAGGTGTAAATATACCAGGTTTAAAACAAGGTATTATTATGCATGCATATGGTAATGAACGTAAGGCTAGTCAAAGAATAGGAAGACTTTTGCGTTTAAATCCAGATGATAAAGCTATTGTGCACATACTATGCTATGTAAATACTGTTGATGAAAAGTGGGTTAAAGAAGCTTTAGAAGATTTTGATCAGAGTAAAATAGTTTGGAGAAGCTATAATTTACAAAAAGTATAATTCTTATATTTAATATATGGAAGAAAATACACATAAAGTAATTTTACATAATGATAATAAAAATTCATTCCCATATGTAATGGCCTGTTTAATTAGATTTTGTGAACATGACCATACACAAGCTGAACAATGTGCTTTACTTGTTCATCTGAATGGTAAATGTGCTATTAAACATGGAAATTATTTAGAAATGCTTGAAATATCAGAAAGTCTTAATAACTTAGATCTTAAATCATCAGTTGAAACACATGAAAGTTATATGCATTGATAGTTCAAATAAACCTTCTAAAATACCTGATAATGAATGGATTACAGAAGGTCAAGTATACACAGTTATACAAGTTGTAAAAATGGGATTACAGAATAATAAAGCAGGAGTAAAGCTAGAAGAAGTAGAGCTATCAGAAAGTTCTTTTCCTTATGAGTTTTATGACTTTGAAAGATTTATTTCTGTAAAATTATTATCTGAATTTTTTCATGAAGAAAAAGTTGTTGAGAATGCAGACTTAGAATTAATTTAATTTATGAAAAATTCAACAAAAGAATATTTAGGGCTTATACTTGCAATATATATTTTATTTTCTCAAATATTTGCCCTATATTTTTTGTTTTTATATGGAAAAGATCATAGTTTTTTAAACACAATACTAATTGGACCTTGGGTTAGTGAGTTTAAAGGATTATTGTTTCCATTTTTTGCATAATTTATGGAAAAAGATTTATTTGAACTTAGTAAACTTTTAAATCAAGATATTGTAAATATAATTGATGCTTATTGTTTAAAAGGTAAATTAAGAGACAGAGAGCTTGTCTATAAAAGATACTATTTATATCATGTTTTACATTTTAAAAGACATCTAACTACAAGAATAATAGGGATGTATTTTAATAGAGATCATAGTACTGTTTCTGTTGGAATTCAAAAACATAATTATTGGTGGAGTATACAAGATAAAAATTATTTGAGAACAATACATCCTTTACCAGATATACTTGCAAATAAACAAAACTTGGGTGACGATCAATATAAATTAGAATTCACTTATATTGATGAAGAAATATCTAAAGTTTCTATTATTGGTAACTTTAATTGGAAAAATTTAGATAAACTTCCAGATATTTTAACTAAAGAGCAATTACAAAATTTATTTTTATAATATGGGGAGAATGAAAGAAATATACATGCAAATCATGCATGCAAATAATGGTATACCAGAGGAAATGACTATTGAAGATTTCCTAAAAATGAGAGATTTAAACATTTATCATTGGAAAGAATATGAAAGAGCCCAAGAAAGAGCCAGATTACAACTTAATCAACAAGCAAATCTGGGAGAGACTACAAAAGATTCTGAAAGAGAACCCAGTAGAGGAGAAGAGATCTATTAAAAAGAATAAGAATAAATAAAGTGAAACACTTTATAAAATATCTATTGGTATGGATAAGCCAAAACTTGTCCATACCATTTTGGATGGTAGGTCACATACATCTTTCAGTAAATGTATATCAAGACATCCATGAGATACTTATGTCACTGGGAATGAATATTATAGTAGCCATTGGATTTATTATTGATTATAGAGATTCAAGAAAAAACAGTAATTTAGATAAAAATTAAGAACATGCCGGATATAACTATGTGCCATGGATTTGAATGTCCAGTTAAAGAAAAATGTAAAAGATTTACTGCAAAGCCTGATGAGCATTGGCAAGCATATTTTCTAGAACCACCATATGATAAAACTGATACAAGTTTTACATGTAATTTCTATTGGGGGGATAATGCTGAGGCTGTATGGAAACAGTTAAATGATATTATGGGTATAAATTTACCAGAGTAGTGTTAACTTGTAAGATCAAAAAACTTTACAAATTTTAAACCTATAAGCTATGAAACAAACAGCAGAACAAATAATAGTGCCTTAAGATGCACTATATGATTTAAGCACATAAGAAAAACAAATAAATGTATAACATAGTGCTGTTTACTGCACGAATAAATAAATAATATGAAACAAACAGCAGTAGAATGGTTGGT